CCACGATCTGAAACTCATTAGGGTCCAAGTCCCACGCGCGCAGAATGTGATCCCACTCCGGGTCACCCTGAACCGCATCCGTCGTAACCGTGCCCTCGTCGCCCAACCATTCGACACCCGGCTGCCACATACGCTTACGCGCAGTCAACTCCTCAGCCGTATTAACCTGCTTAGTGAACTCATCCTTCAGACTCACTACGTCTCCTGATTCGCTGCCTTACACCGCGCACAAGTGATCTTCCACGGTGCCGTCACCAACTCCGCTAGCAACTTGTTACAACGCCAACACCTAGGGCGCTCAGTCGTCCGACTCCCTCTCCCATAAGGGTCCACGATTAACGCTCCACAACAGCCTGAAGGCTCAGCGTGAACTCGGGGCGATCATTCTCATCCATACCCACCGCGTTAATCGCAGAGTTCTGATTCACCCGAAGGAACCTCGTGCCAGAGATCGTCTCATCCGTGATCGCGGTCAGCGTGTCCCGAACATTCTTAATCAGAGTGCGCGCCGTCGGATAATCATTCCGCGACGCACGAACAATCACCTGAACAGAAGGACGCTCCAACGTCGCATCGTTATCCACCATCACTTCTAGCGGATTCGCCCCCGCATACTCATACAACGCGACGCACACATCCGGCGTCTCAGGCATGATCCCTAGGAACAGGTTCGTTCCCGGTGTCGCTACGGACGCAGACTGCAACCTAGCCGCGAGACCTTCCAGCATCGGTCACCTCTTCCTCAGATGATTAGAGATACGCTCCAGCACATTCCGCACAAACTTATCCCGATGGGCGTTAGCCGGAATCTCTAGATACTTGTATGACTTCCCGCTCTTATGCGTCATGCCAGTACCCCAGCGACCACCAGAGTTCGGGGGAATCTCATGCACATACAACGCATACGGCGCGGCATCCCCACCGTAAGTAACTTCCACGCTAGTGCGATTACCGATCGTCTTCGGCTTCTCCACCATCCCCGAACGTCGCAGACTACCCGTCCGAACCGGCACAATACGCTTCGACTCATTCAGAACCACAGTCGCTTCGCTATACATAGCATTCTCAATCACAGGTCTCAGCGACGGATCATCGTCCATGAGTTTCCGTAACTCTTTACTGCCGGTAAGTCGAACGGAGAAACGCGCCATCAGACGCTCCGTCCGACACGCACCACCGTGTGATGCCACCCGTTCTGATCGTGCGGAAAGTCCACCGCCAGAATCGGCGGCTCCGAACCATCCTCCAACACGAGACGGTAATCAGTATCCACCGAAACCTGACCGTACAGATAGAACCGACCAACCTCCACAACGTCACGCCCATCAGGGTCACTACGCAGCACAGTCTCGCTCACATAATGCGCTGAAGCCGTCGTGCCAGACGCGGAGAACGAACGCTTCCCATACATATCTACCGACGACGGCGGATACAACGTCACTGACTCAGAGAACAGTTCACGGAAGTTAGATTCGATGCTCATGTCTTGTTGTCCATCTGCCCGACAACAAAGTCAGAACCCTCATCCTCCTCCTCGCGATCCGCCGTAGCCAACAGCGAGTTAGCGTTAACGACAGGCGCAGCCGGATAACGACGGAACCGCTCAGCCTGAAGACGATTCAGAAGCGCGTGCCATTGCTCCAACCGGGCACCAGACTTCACCGACAACGACAGATCACCGACAGTCTTCGATTCCTCCTGAACCCGCGACGCCTGAGCGATCAGAGAAGTCACCGCCGCGACAGCCGCCCCGAACGCATCATCGTTATAAGCATCTAGGAGATAGTTAATCTCCTCATCCGATAACAGTTGATCGTTCGTATCCGTGTCCTGAATAAGAAAACGCACCTCATCCAGCGCAGACGCGCCAGGATTACCCGAATAGGTGAATGTCATTGCGACCTCCTGACATATAAGTGTAACCGCGTAAACGCACTAGCGGGGCCACCCATCGTGTGAGTGACCCCGCCAGTAACGCGAACGGTTATTCGGCTGCTTCCAGAATGCCGACCGCTTCCAGCGCATCAATGATCGCATTGATAGCGGTGCGCGCCTCTGAATCGATAGGATCGCCGCCGGTCGGATCAGAGATCGCCGACTGCTGATCGCCGAACGAGATGCTACCCGTGACGGTCAGGTCACCCGCAACGGTGGCATCGTCACCGACAACGAGGTCATCGCCAGCGGTGACATCATCATCAGCGGTAACGCTGCCCACGAGGGCATCTCCGCGAGTAAGACGATTACTCATAATGGCCTCCTATCAGGCGACGATGCTGCTCCAGAGGTAGCCAAGATCAGCGGCGACAACCTTGTTGTCGAACGCCAACTCGCCTTCCACGCGGGTAGCCTTCAGGGACTCCAGGCGGAACGATGAAGTACCGATCGTCAGACCCATACCACCGGACACGCCAGTCCATTGCATGATGTAACCGGCAGACGGGGTAAGCAGACCCGGCGACGGAGCAACGTGGCACAGAAGCGCAGTCTTACCGACGCTGAAATCGTAAGCGCCAGTAGCGCCCTCCGCGTTAGTAGCCTTCACGCTCTTCGCCACCAGCACGCGCTCAATGTCGAACATGCGAGCAAGCATGTCCTCCGTGATGGTCTGCGAACTCGTGTACTTGATGCGGTCCACCAGATCGGGATGATTCTTCAGTTGACGGAACACCTCGTAGCCAAGCACGAGAGTGTTCGCCTCAAACCCGGTCGTGGAAAGGATGCCAGACTTACCGGCTTCGATGTCCTCAATCGGATCAGAGTTCGTGTAGTCCGACCATTGCACAGTCTCGCCGGTCGAAGGGGAAGCGGCGACGCCAGTAACGTCAGTTCCCCACACGCTCGCCGACATGAAGTCGTTCACGAACTGCTGCTCGCGACGCTGCAAGAGACGATGAGTCACGAACTCAGCGGCCTCACGGTCAACATTGATCGGGGCATCTGCGTTAGCGCGGGTCTGATCGCCGATGTCCTTGTGGATCGCGAACACATCCGCGTAGTAGGTATCGGTCGCGATGTTGTAACCGGACCCGACAGACTCAGAGCCATCGGTACGGACCTCAGCCTCGTCACGGAACCAATCGTTCTTCGTGTAGGTGAAGTACTTATCGGACTGCTTATCGACAGCGACGACAGGGAAAACCTTATCGGCGATAAAGTTCTCCTGACGCTGCATATAAGCGACAGAGATGTTCGTCAGGATTGCATCAACATGCACCTGATTGCTAGTTGGCTGCGGCATTGTTTATAACTCCCTTACACGCCACGCGCACTATTGGCGCAGTTGACAACGACAGTCACGATCTCACCGGCAGCGGCGTCCTCAATGAACGCGCCAGCGATGTACATCGTGGAAGCCGCTCCACCGATCGCGGCAGTAGCGCCGGTAGCGGAAGCGGAAGTGAAAAGCGGCTGCCCAGCAGAAGCGGAACCACCAGCAACCAACTTAGTTCCACCGACGATGGTGACCTCAGCGGCCTCACCCTCAGCGGGATCGTTCTGGAGAACACCGATCGGACGATCAGTCGTCGCGGAACACACCACGACATCACCGTCTGCGTTATCGATCTTCACGAACTTGTACTGCGCCGAAGAAAGGTCACCGCCAGCGGTGAAAGTCTTCTTAACGGCGGCATTCGAAAACTCTACAGCCACGGTCAGGCTCCCTTCTCAATCAGGTAATCGTTGTACAGCGAGGGATTATCAATCGCGACCTGAGCGAGAGCCTGCTCCACCGTCGCCGCCTTACCCTCAGCCACCGCTGCCTTAGCGAGGGAAGACATCTTCTCAATCGCGTCACCCTTCGGGGCGACACCCTTACCGACCTCTGTGAAGATATCGGCAGACTCGTTCTGAGCGTCGGCGGCTGCGAGCGCATCTTCCACGCTCTTCGCCAACTCCTCATCCATGACAGAGAGGCGACGCAGAGCCGGACCGACCTTCTCGTGGTCGATATTCAGGTGCGAGAACGTCTCGCGCGCCTTCACAATAGCCTCAGCGTCAGCGCGATCCTCGCGCTCCTTCAGGAGGGTGGCCTCTGCCTCATCCTTAGCCTTCTGAAGTTCCTCCAGCGCCTTACGGATCGGCTCCGGGGCAGACTTCGCGAGAGCCACAACGTCATCCGCCGACTCTTCCATCATGTCATCTTCACCGGAAGCGGCTTCCATCTCAGAGATGCGAGCCTCCAGTTCGGCGATCTTCGCGTTAGCCATCGCCAGTTCCTCTTCCATTTCTTTAGCCTCTGGGGTCATGCCCTCTTCCGCGTTCTCCACGGGAGCATCCTCTTCAGCGGCATTAACGACCTCAGTCGTCTGATCGTCCATGCTTTCTCCTAACGGTTCGGGCAGAGACGACATAACGTCTGCCGCCGATGAAACATCCGAAG